GAGGACGCGCCGGCCGAGGACGCGCCGGCCAGTGCGCCGCCCTCGGCCGCCCCGGACGTCACGGCCGTGTAGCCGGCCCCTTCGGCCAGGGAGGTGGCCGTGGTGGTGCCCAGGGCGCTCATTTCCGTGGCCGAGGCAGCGGAAAGCGCGGACAAGGAAGTGCCGCCACCGCTCACAAGGTCGGAGACGTAGCTGATGCCCTTGGAAATGCCGTAATCGGCCGCCTTGCCGGTGATCTTGGATATTGCCGAACTGGACAGGGAGCCCGACCCGGAATCGGTCCCGGTCCCCGACAGGGAGCCGGAGGTCCCGACCACCGATTCCACGATGGGAATGACGACGTAGTTTTCCAGGGCGTAGGCGATCATCTTCTGGATGATGCGCATCAGGTAATCAAGCATCGAATCCATGGCCGACTTGAAGGCGTCGGCCATGGAACCGCTGCCGGTGATCCAGGCCTTGAAGGCGTCGGTGGCCCCGCCGGCGATGGAGTCGGAAAGATCGTGAACCCCGGTGGCGATCTCCTTGGAAAGCGACACCCAGGAATCGCGCCGGCGGGTGGCGGCGTCCTTGTAGAGCCCGAATTCCAGGGCCAGGGTATGAGACAAGGTGGACAAGAAATCTTTTTCGTATCCGAGGCGGGCTTCAATATCTTTCTTGCGGAGGTCGCTTCGTTTTTGGGCGGCGTAGACCTCATATGCGTATTCGCTGTCGCAATTTTCCTTTACGTGTTTGAGATGGATGTCTAAAAGCTGGGATTCAGCGTCCCAGTATTGTAACGACACGCCGGCCAAGTCCTGATATGCTTTTACCTTCGCATCCAGGAATTTTGCATTGTAGCCTTCTTCAAGAGCTTCCAAGGCGGCCGACTTATCGGACTCATCCTTGATGCTGTTTTCAACGAGCTGCTTCTTCTCGGCATACCATGCTTCGGCCGCCTTCTTTTCAGCGGTGTAGAGCATGCCAGGATCACCTGTCGCTTGGGCGATGTCCTGGAGGATTTGCGCCTGGCTTTTGAGCGCCGCAATCGTGTCCTTGGTGGTGGCCAGGATGTGATCGCCTGGCCAGGCGTTCTCCAGGGCCACCCAGGCGGCGGCATACTGCGAGACGTCGCCCTTCGCCCCGACGATAGCCTTGCGGATCGCGTCAAATTGCTTTTCAAACCACGCGTCCACGCGATTGGCGTTTTTTTCCGCCCCCCCCGTCAGGGAGTCCTGGAGCTGATCCAGGGCGGATAGCGTCTGGTCCAGGAAGGCGCTGGCGCGCTCGCCGTAGCGCTCGGCAGCGATGGCGGCGTTGGCGGCGGCCTTATCTCCGGCATGGAGTTTTTTATTGACCCCATCAAGCTCGACTTGTTCTGATTTCAGCGTTTTTATCCAAAGCTCTCCTGTACTTGCCAGACCGGCAGAATCCAGCTTCCCGGAATCAACAGCCTTCTGCATGGACTCATACGCTTTGGAATATCGATCAACTATCTCTTGCGACTGATCAGAAAGAGGCGTTTTCAGGAATGAATCTTCATGCTTTAATGAATTTTTTACCTGTTGTTGTACGTCACTATAAGAGATGGACTGCCCCAAAACAAGATGTCGAACCGATTGCCTGATTTCGTTTGATCCACCGGATATGCCATCCTTTGGGAACTCCATAGCTGCGCGAGCCAAACCGAATCCACTGCCAAGCGACATAACAACCTTCAGGACCTTGTAAGCAGCCCCAAGGGTGTCTGCTATTAATACTTTATTCCGTTCTAGTAATCCGTTTATTTGTTGCATCAATAGTAAAGAGTCTTGGTACATCTCCTTGAATCCAGAACGTACAATCTGGCTTATCAACGTCTCCTGGGTCGACAACTGTGAAGCGATGGTATTTTGAATGTCTTCCGTGGCGACGCCGACGCCTTTGATCTGGCTGGCAATAAACCCAATGGCATCGCCGCTTTTAACTTGCTCCTCCAGAAGCTGCTTCCAGCTAGGCCCAAGCCGGTCCTCCAAGAGCATGGCCAGTTGATCGCCCGCCCGGGCCTGCCCGGACAAGGCGCTCCGCAACTCTTGGGCAATTTGCAACGAGCTGGACTGTCCTTGTGTGACCAGCTTAATCTTGTCGACGATGATACCGAGGTTGTTGATATCCTCGTCACTTGTCAAGCGGATGCCCTTATTGGTCAGGATTTGCCATGCCTCGACCATCTCTTTGCCGGAGGCAAAGAACTTTGATGCAGCCAACTCAACTTTGCCATACATGTCCTCAGCGTATTTTGCATTGTCCTGATAGATGAGCTTTAATTCATCTCCCGAAGCCTTTGCGGTGTCCGTCAGTGTTGCAGCAATGGCAATAGTCGTCTTTTTGTAGTCGTCAATGACTTCGACAACACTTTTGATCGCCTGATAGGCTTCGCGGAAGGAAAGTGCGAGACCCAACGTCTGCGCCATGGCCCGTATTGTGCCTAAGGAATCGGATACGGAGTCCAGACCACCACGAGCACGCGAAGCGCCTTGCTCAATTTCCGAGGAGGCTACCTGGACCTTTTGTCCGCTGGTAGCCGCCTCGGAACCGAGCTTCTGAAAGCCTGTGACCAGCTTGTCGACGACTTGCTGGGCACCGCTGCCTTCCGCTTCGACGATGATCCGGACGCGATTATCGGCCATGCTAACACAGTCTCGGGGTTCGAGATTGGATCACGGTTTCCAGGACGCCAAGGTCCATCCAGGTTTGCAGCGGCAGGGCATTAGCCGCGAGTGGAAACCCACCAAGGCGCAGCAGCCGTAGCTGCATGAGCCCTTCGACATAGCGGGAGGGTCGGGCGTGATACTTGGGGCACCTGGCGCAGACCACAGCCAACCAAGCCCCGTTTTCCTTCCTGCATTGCTCCCGCCCCCCGTCGCATCGGTCCATGGTCCGCTCGATGGCTAGGACAAAGGGTCGGGCTGCGCCTCGGTCGCAGGTGCCTTGCCGTCACCCTCGAAGACGAAGTCGTCGCCCTTGGTTTCGCCTTCGCTGCCAGCTTCTTCTCCCAGATCCTCGATCTCGATTCCGTCGTCCTCGGACGGGGCTTCCACGGAACCGAACGCGTGTCGGGCCAGATAGGCCATGACGTCGGAAGCCCCGGCCTCCACGTGCTTTTTCCAGTCCTGGTCGTAATCGGGGTCCGAGGGCTCCGAGGCGTACACCTTTCCGTGGTTGGTGAAGTCCCCTTTCTTGATGCCGGTCAGGATGCGCAGGCCGTACTTCGCCTGGATCGAGAAGGGGTCCTTGACCATCACCACTTTCTTGCCCTTGCGAACGAACAAGGCGTTGCCGTAGCTCACGCGATCGGTGTTGGTGGGCATGTTGTAGTAAAGGGTCAGGATGTCGCCGGAGATTTTGTCCTGCACTTCCAGCACGTTTTTCTCGGCGTAGCATTCGCGGGGCATAAAAGACTCCTTTCCGGTTGCGGAGAGTTAGAAGATCAGGAAGCGGGTATCGTCGTCGCCCAGGCGTTCCTGGGTGGGCAGAAATCCCAGCTGGTAGGTGGCCAAGCCGATGCGATCACCGTACTTAAGGTCCGTGTATTGGGCCGCGCCTATGTGGATGGCCAAGCGATTCCCGGGAGTGGAGCCGATGTAGCCGTTGATGCGCGCCCGGGCATTGCTGTCTTTCCAAGCGGTCCAGGGATTGAAGCCGGCCAGCTTGTCCACTTCGGGGTCCAGCGAGCCCGAGGGGCTGCGGCTGGTAATGAGCAGGCCAACGATACCTTCGACGCTGTTGGCGTCCTGCCGGCGCTCGATTTTGTTGCCGATGTCGAGCTTCAGGGACGTAAAGACTGGCTTGTAGCCCCCGATCATCATGTCGGCGTTGAGGAACTGCGCGCCCGCCAGACTGGTCAAGGCCGGCGCGGACATGTCCGCGTCGACCGGGTCGGCCCAAAGGCCGCTCAACTTAAAATCAATGACGGGGGTTTTTCCGACCTGGGCATCCATGGAGAAGGTGCCCCGGATGCCAAGCCCTCGATGCAAGATGCCGTCTTTGTGGTAATAAATGCTGTCCGACTTCTGTGTGGAAGGAGTCGCCGTGTTCGGCGTGTACATCAGCGCAGGGGTCACGCTCGCGACCGTAGCCGTTGCGGCCGAGGCGTTCCCGGTAATGGTCTCGCCCTCGGCGAAAGTTCCCGTGACCTGCCCTATGACGAGCATCTTGTCGCGTTCGATGTATTCGAGGACCCCGTGTGCGGCGGACGTGCCGCCGACAATCTCCTCTCCGGCCTTCCAAGCTCCGGCGGCATTAATTCCCAGCCGGACAACATTGGATTGAGCCATGCCGCAGGCAAGCAAAATCGGGGCATAGTCCGGGGGCAGAGGCTTGCCATCGCCGCTCAGACCTCCGCCGCGCGCTTCGACCTGGACTGCCAAGTCCACGGATTTGGCCCCGACGGCGGAACCGGCCGGAGAGAACGTGTCGCGGACAATGTTCCGATCGACCCTGTCGGCTTGTGGCGTGATCTCGACGCCGTTATTGATAAGTACGCCGTTTTCCGCCGGCGTCGGTTCGGCATCCACGGCGTAGGTCGTTTCAACCTTGGCCAAGATGGCCGCCCGGCGGGTAAGTTGGGATTCGACTACCATCTATTTACTCCATGGGGACACGGTAAACGGTTTCGATGACGTAGCGGGCCGAGTAAACGGACAGCCCTCGGCCCTGGATTTCGGATTGCTGGCCGACGCGGATGCAAGGGAACACGTCGTCCTCGGCGATGACCTTCCGGCCCTCCAGGAGGTCTGCCACACCTTTGAGCAGCGCGTAGCTGCCCGAGGTCGTGGCGTCGCCCCGCCGGGCGAGGGCCTGGTCGCCGCCATGCTGGGCACAGCAGAAAGCCACGAACTCCATGTATTCGGCGCGGCGCGAGCCGCGATCCTCGACCGAGGAGCCGGTGTAATGCACCAACACGGCCGGCCATTGCTGCACGGCCGCTTCGAACTTATCGAGGTCCATCTCCCCATTGTATGGCTCGATGGCGCGCACGCCGTGGCTGTCGGCCAAGGGCGTGAGAGCGGCCAGGATGCCGTCCTCAATCTCGGTAATGGTGCGTTCCGCCATGCTACGCCGCCTCCGCCAGATACTGGTTGATGATGTCCAGACAGGAGCGCAGATAGGGATCGGGCAGCGGCGACGTGGGCAGGTACGGCCGGGCCGGGATGGTGACCGCGTGGCCCCGACCGGCCGGGCCGCCGAACTGGTGAATGGCGGCGTAGGCGGCGCTCTCGCCCCAGCCGGCCCCGATCTCCACGGATGTGGGGCCGGGCTTGTAATTCAGGGAGCCAAAGAGGCCACCCCGCGCGCCCCGCACACGCAGGATCGGCCCGGGCCAGTGCTTGGCCTTGGCCCGGGCCAGGATCGTAGCGTTGGAAAGGGGCTTCCAGGGCGTGCCATCCGGGGCCTGTTCGCGCAGAAAACCCATGCGAGCCAGGTTGAGCAGCCGACTACCGATGGCATCCATGACGTCCTGCATGTTACCGAGCCTGGCCGCCAGGGCGGCCAGGGTCGCGCGGATCGCCTCGTCGACGATGCGGATGGTCATGCCAGCCATGGTCAAAACCTCTCCAGACCGGTCATGACGCGGGGCGGCGCGTCGAGCAGCACGGCCGCACCCTCGGCCGGGGCCGGAGCCTCGACGCCGGCCGCTTGCAAGGTGATGCGCCCGGCGGCAAGGTCCTTGAGCTGGCCGAGCGCGACCTCGTAGTCCTTCTTGGCCTTCTCGGGGGCCTCGGATTGGTGGAGGCTATAAAAGGCGATGCACGCCTGCCAGCCGTCGACCATATCCGGCGTGGGCGAAAACGGCACGGCGTAGCCGGCGGACCGGGCGTAGCCGTGAATCGTTGCGGCCGCGTCGGCCAGGGCCTTGTCCAGCACCTGGTCGACGATGCCGCCGGTCCGGGGCGTTCCCCGGTCCGTGAGCTGCACGAGCTTCGTTTCGCCGTAGCGGTCGATCATTCCGGCCTTGTCAACGTACATCGCCCTTCCTCCTCCCTATCGTCGCCACCAACTATTTGCCGCCGGCCTCGGCCGACTTGGCCTTGCCCGCCTTGGCGTCCTTGGCGTCCCTTTCGGCGTCCGGGGCTTCCGGGGCCGAGGGCTCCCCGGGCGCGCCCTGGCCGGCGTCGTCGCCGGCCGGCTCCTTGTTCGCGTCCACGGCCGCCGTGGACGGCTTGCCGCTCCCCTCCAGGACCAGGGGCTCGGAGATGTCGGGCAGGTCCAGCTCCTGGACAATCAGATTGGGCTCGGCCTTGAGGGCCGCGAGCACGTGATCGGGGATGGCGGCGGCCGGGTAGTCTACGGGATGCCCCGGATGGGACTTTCCCGCCCGACGAAAACCGGGGACCTTCGAGGTGATGCGGATGATCTTCGACATGGCAGGCCTCCGCTAGGCCAGGTACGGCGACGACAGCACGTCGGCCGTCCCGAACCATTCGTTGGTTGCCCCGTTCGCGGCGTATTCGTTTTTCACGATCTTACGGGCCGCGCCTTCCAGGGCCGGCGGAACCACGAGCAGGTTGGGCATGATGCCGAGCGGATCGTCGGATTCGCCCTTGAGGCTCTGCATGGCCGCGCGGGCGGCCGCGTAGTTGTCGGCGTTCAGTTCCTGCTTGGAACCGTAGGCCATTTGCCAAAAGCCGAAGCCGACGTTGACTCGGGCGTCCACGCCGTAGAGGTACTCGTTGCGCATAAAAACGCGTTCGTCGGTGTCGCGGTCGAGCCGGACCAGGTTGTAGTCTCGGCGCTTCTGGAAGATCAGCGGCTTGACCGGCCGGGTGGTGTCCATCAGATACCACGCGGTGCCCGCGCCGCCGCCAAAGTTGGAGATGCTGATGGTTTCTCCGTTGATCGTGACCGGGTGGTCGGTGTCAAAGAAATACTGCCCGTCGTAACACGGCGTAGCGAAGCCGGCCTTGAGCAGGGCGAAAACCAGCGTGTCCGGGTGACGCGCGGCCGCATCGCCGAGCATGGTGAAGCGGGGACCGTAGATGCCATAGGTGTCGTCCTCGATGGCGTCGCGTTTGACCCCGATGGTTTTCTCGAAGGGCTTGTTGCGGATCGTGTAATCGTGCAGGGCCAGTGCCTTGACGACACGGTCGCCGATCCATTCCCGCAACCCCCCGATGTCTTCCAGCCAGGGGTAATGCTCCTCGGCCGTGGTCGAGGGAACGAGCATGGCCACCTTCTCCCAAAACGAAGGCGCTCCCGCGAAAGCCTTCTGGAACAGAAGACGGTAGCCGGTGAACAGCGCCGACAGCGCGGCGGCGTTGATGACGTCCATTGTCCGGTTCTCCTTTAGAACTCGACCCAGACGCCGTTGGCGGCGTCCACGTCGCGGATGATGCCGACGGCCGAGCGTGTGCCGGTGCCGTCGGTGGGGGCCACGGTCTGGTCGTCCATGGCGTAAGCCGAGCCGCCGATGTGCGCGCGGGTTACCGTGCCGTCGTTGGCGTAGGCGAAGACACCCCGCTCGACCTCAACAAACGCCGCGCCGTCGGCCCCGGAGGCGTTGGAAACGGCCTCCGTCGCGCGGCCGAGTCCCTTTTTCCCGGTGGCCGTGGTGGCCGGTTCGGCGTAGCCGGTCGCGTTCAACACGGCCAACGCCCCGACGAAAAAAACAGCACCCGCCGCCACGGGATGCACGACGATCTTGCCTTCGCGGCTTGGGGTGTTCCGGTCCTTGGTCAAAGCGGCCATCGCTTACGCGCCCTCCTGTTGACGGTTCTTTTTGAACTCCTCGGGATCGAGCCCCATGCGGGAGCACACGGCCAGGTCGACGTCGCCGAGCTGGCCGGCGGCGGCCGGCGGCTGCCCGCCGGGGCCTTCCTGGCCGGGCCTGACGATGACCGGAGCGCCTTCGACGAAAACCTCGAATCCGGCCAAATCCTTGGACGCGTAGCCGATCGCCCACTCCTTGTTTTTGGGCGTGACCTTGCCGGCCTTCATGGCCGCCTGGACGGCCTCGGCGGCCTTGTCCTGGGCCTGGCCGTCTTCCAGGGCCTTGAGGCGCGACGAAACGGCCCGGAACTCGGACATGGGAACGAATTGGGAGGGATCGGGATCGGCGGTCTGCCCCTGCTTGGCCATCAGCGCCTTGGCGCAGGCGGCCAGCTTGGCCGGGGCCAGGGGGCCGGTCTCACCCAACACCTGGGCGGTTTCGGCGACGGCGGCCATGGCGACGTCCACGGCGTTTTCGATGGTCCGCAGCGTGGAACCGTCCGGCAACCCGAGCCGTTTGGACATGGCGGCCAGGGTGACGTCGGCCTCCTTGAGGCGGTCGACGATGGTCTTGGCGTGGGCGGCCAACGTCTCGGCCTTGGTGTCGGCCGGCAGCCCCAGGGCGACCAGGAGCGCGGCGAACAGTTTTGGGTCCATCTCTCCTCCGTTGGGAGACCTGGAGGCGATTGCCTCCAGCTCAAGGTTGGGGACGTTGGTGAGCGCCGCATGCTCGATGCGGATGATCCGGCCAGCGGCGTCATGCAGAAAGACAGGCGACATATACCGGTACTCGCGGGCCGCGATGTGAGCGGCCGCTGCCGGCGTCCAGTCCACGCGCGCCCAAACGCTTCCGTCCCGGACCTCAAATTCCTTGAACCAACCCCCGGCAATGGCAGGTTGGCCGTTTCGTTGGCTCCAGAGGATTTGATGGTCGTAGTCGATGGGCAAGTCAGCGCCGGCCGCCGCCGCCAGGGTGGCGTTGATGACGGCTTGCGGATCATCCAGGCTGTAGGGGCCTGCCCCGTCACGGCCGGTAAACGTGCCGGCCGGCAGGAGCTGCACCCATAGCGGAGCCGCGCCGGCAGGGCCGGCGGCCAGGGGCATGGAGTTGTGGGCGCGTTGCAGCATGGCCCGACGTATAGCGAGCCGGGCGTCGGGAGGCGGGGACGACAAATGTCATCCCCATGGATTCTTTCTGGAGAGAGGGGCGCGGCCCGAACGGGACTTGGCAACAGGTAGCCCCATTGGACGGATAGAGGCAACCCCGGACATGCCCCGCAAACGCGTCAGACCATGTTTACTAGGCGATTTACTGGTTTTACGGCCATCGCCCTGGCCGGGGTTGCTCCGGGGCAAAAAACGCCTTATCTAAAAGTTGCTCGTTGGAGGCCGTCTGGAGAGGTCGGGAATGCCGCTGCCGACCGGGGCGAACCTGTAAAACCAGGGAGTCCCCCCGTGGAGTTTGCGCACCACCCAGACGGCCTATCTATTTGATCCGCTCATACTCCCGCACGTTATCCAGCACCTTGGGATCAATCATCCGCCCCGACCACAAATCGTTCGTGCGGATCGTTTCCCGTTTGAATCCCTCGCCTTCGGGAACCCTGACCCGCGTTGCGTAGTTCACCCGCACCACCAGCTTGCCGCTACCCTCGCCAGCGTCCACCAAGTAAAGCAGCGCCGGATTGGACTTGTCCCAATAGATGGCCTCCGGCTCCCACAGGGCGTCCACGATCCGCTCCAAGGCGTCACGCCCCAGGCCCACGCCCGAGCCGCGCTTGGCCTCACGGTAGAGATGGTTGATGCCCTCCTCGGACAGGGTGACGGCCCCGCTGGATAGCTCCACGGCCTCGCCGCCGGCCATGGCGCGGCCGGAACCGAAAAACTCCAGCACCTCATTCGGCAACGCCCCGACCACTCGACGCTCCCCGGTCTTGATCGGCGTCCCGCCCTCCAGGGCGTCCAGGCGTGGCGCGATCCACTCCTGCAAGTCCCGCTTCATGGCCGGCACGACAAACCGGGCACTGGCGGCCTGGGCAGCGGCCATGTCCGGCGAGGCGTCCACAAGCTTACCCATGAGCGCCCGGGCCGCGTGGCCGTCGAGGGCGGCCTCTCCCGGGTTGTAGGCAAAGCCCGGGTCGATGCCCCGGGTGATCATTTGCGTCTCGCCCGTGCGGTCGTTGGTATACATGACCAGGTCTTCCTCGGGATCGGGCGAGACCTGGAGTCCCAGGGCCTCCAGGTCGTGGGCCGAGAGCTGGATAACCCAGCAACGGCAGTGCCAGCCGTTGGGGGGGAAATGCGTTTTCCACCAGGGGTGATCGACCGGAAGGATGGTGCCGTTCCATTTCCTGTGCTCGGGCCGGGTGCGCCCGTCCAGGATGGCCACATACATCAGGTATGGGGCCGTAGCCTTGGTCCGCTGGATGCGCGCCCACTCGCCGGCCGCCTGGGACATGCGCATGTTGGTGTCGTAGATGATGCGCAGCCGGCGCGGGCTGCCGAGCTGCACCTCCCGGACCTCGCCGGTAAGGGGATCGGGCAGCCCCTTTTTCCCCCACCAGCCCTTTTGCTGAAGGATCGACGTGAGTTGGGCGGAAAACTGCTTGAGGGTTAGACCCTGGGCAAGGGCGTCGTCGACGGCGGTCTGGATGTCCTTGAGTACGTCAAATCCGGCGGATTTCGCCACGGTAAACGCCGTGGCGTGCTGTTGTTGCCAGATGTCCCGCCAGTCCCAGGATTCGGCCAGGTTGTGGCCCTTGGCTTTGAAGTAGGCAATCGCCTCTTCCGGTGGCAGGGCCTGAAACCGGATGTTGCCGTCATCGCTACCGGCCACGCCCGGCCCCCGTCATCCCGGCAAGGCTGGAGAAAAAAGCCAGCTGGGCCAGATGGTCGGCCAACGGCCCGGCGTCCTGGCCGGCCAGGGCCTCGGGGAGGCGGCGCTGGAACTCCTCCAGGCTGGTGCAATCGGCGAGCAACCGGCGCACCGGCTCCAGGAGCGGGTCGACCAGCTCCTGCCAGCCGTCCAGTTCCTTGGCCACGGCCACGTCCACGGCATCCATCGCCTGGGCCGGCCCGGGCGGCGGCGCGGCGGCTGCCACGGCCCGGCTCGAGGCGGCGGCCT